CCTGGTTCCGTGCAGATCTGTGAAAAGAGAATAAAGGGAGAATTGAAAATCAAAGATGTACATTTGGATTTGATGTGTCCTTCTACTCCTGATAAATTAAAGCCTATAAAGGATTATAAATCGCATGAATTCTCTAAAAGCCATGTGAGAGCCTTGGCCCAAACTTGTTTATTAACTTGCAAGTCTCAGGGCTACAATATGAGACAAATTCGAGAAAAGATACTTTATGATCTTTCAAGAGTTACATTAGAAGACTTGGCAACTTTAAAGGCTACAGCACAATATAAAGATTTATATTCTTCAGTTATGTACTCAGAATACAAGCCGGCTCCAAGAAAGAAGTGTTTGAAAGCTATATTAGAAGTATTGGATGACTTTAAACCTAGTATCAATTCTCCATTTTTGATCATGAGTCAACTTGTCAAGATTCTGAAGGACCATGGAGGCATCATAGTAAACTTGTTTAAGAAAGAACAAGTATCAGGAGTTAGAGAGATATTTGTTCTAAATATTATATCTAGGATGGTAATCCACTTTCTAGAAAGAGTGTCAAGGAGTTTGTGTGACATAATGCCCAATGAGTACCTAACAAAAGGATCAAAGAAACATGAGCATGTGTCTGATCATTATCACAAAGTAAAGACTCTCTCAAATAGCTCATCTGAAGTGTACACCTGTACTACTTCGGCTGATGCCACTACTTGGTGTCAAAGGTTTGTGATGCCTGTATTTGGAGTATTTTATGATGAGATGTTTTCAGAAGAATGGCCGGAAATAAACAATGTTATATTCACAATCTTAGATTTGGTCACTGATAAAATCTTAGAAATTCCGAAAGATTTACTTGACTTATTCATGAAAAATCCAAATGTTTTCTCTCAGAGTGGTCGGTCTATTGATGATTTGAAGAGACAATTTTTAGGAATATCAGAGGACCATGACTTAATGACTCCAGGTTCACCATTCTTGAAGAACAGAAGTAATTTTATGCAAGGAATTCTTCATTACACGTCGAGTTTGATACATAGTTCTCATATGATGTGGCTAAAGAACCTATATGTCAAGATTATTCCAAGATGCTTCAAGACTAAAGGAGACTTAGAAGATATTAATCTAAGGACTGTTATTACTACTGCAGCTACATCTGATGATTCGGGTGTTTTGATATCCTTCATCCTTAATAGAAGAGTAATCTCCACTGATTTTATTATGGCAGTCTTTAAACTTTTGGACGAGATTGCTGACAATAGTTACTGTTTATTCACAGCAAAAAGATCATTTGAAAAGAGCACATCAATGGTTTTGAATGGTGTGTATGAATTTAATTCAGAATGGTTTATAAGAAATACTCAACTAACTCCAAGAATTAAATGGACATATGCAGCTAGTCAGCTTAGAACTGAGACTAATACAATCAAAAGAATGAGAACTGATTATACATTACTGAATGATCTATTCAATAATGGAGCAAGTCT